TAACAATGGTAATCGTAATGCTGGCAGAAATGCCCGCGTTGGAAACAATGCAAATCCTGTGGTCCCTTTTAATGAGCGACCACACCCAAACGTGACTATAGAAACACATCGAAATATTTATAATTATCCTGATGTAGACTTGATCCGCACAGCAAAATCTTTTTTTAGGACGGAAAAAATTAAAGTAGACACCCGTAAACAACTTGATCTAGTAACCAAACTCACTGGAAATGAGTGTGTGTTGAACACTAATCTGTCAACACACCAGCATCCTATGAGTGCTTTTTTGCGAAGACATTTTGAAATGACTATAACACACCAGATATTTAACGGTGGTATTTTTGATATTGGAGCCGGGACACGGTCTATTTCTTCAGCACTGCCACATGTGCATAATAATCGACCCATAATAACGGTAGATGATAAGATTCGAGCTGAAAAATATCAAAATATATTAGCAACTATACCACCAGCTGACAGAGATCGCTGGGCAAATAAAGGTTGTGCCTGCCGACAAGCTATTAATTTGTGTGAACACGCAGCCAATTATAATACAATACTTGGCGTTGATGTTGTTTATTACCCTGGGGTCTTTGAAGCTACAACCAATCATCTGGAGAACAACCCACATAAGACTGCGTATTTTGTATTACATATCTTCGACCCCGCCAATGTTGAGCGGGTTAATATAGAGCTTGCTGATCGAGTTGAAGGTGTATACACTATACGTAACCGCAATGTGACTATGAAAATGTATGGTAACCCTGGGAACTACGAACACCCTCTATTCTTGCATAATGATATTTTAATGAAGAATGATCGAGCTATTGTCCGTCAAAATCGTTTACCTTACGTTTTGACAGTGACACAGCGATTCATCATTGATGCAAATCACCATTACGTAACGATACGCGTTGACCGTGATTCATTTAATAGTGAACAGTCAAAGATGTTACTCGAAGAAGAGCCTGAAGTATTTAAACCCGACATATTGTCGAGGCAGGCATATCTCGCTGATGATGTAATTGACGATTTTGATTTCAACACGCTTAAAGATGGTAAATATTTACGTATTAAGACCGGGAATAATCTGAATTTTTACACAGTGTTGACCGGGCAATTAGCTGGAGCTACTGTAGTTAACACTAAAGATGGTGACATAATAGACATCCCCACTCTTCGTTATGAAGTTTTGTGTGATGTGCAAGTGCTACAACTGATTGTCACTGAACTAGTCGCTACAAAGAGTTTCGGGCCGTCAATCATTAAGCAAGTCGTAGTCAAGTTAATGAAGTTAAACCGCAATATGAATTATGAACTCATTGCACCATTACTGCAGAAAGCCATAAACCATGCATATGACATACATTTGAGTATCTTGTTAGCATCTGAAAGTCGACAAGCAAAAATTATTAATAATTTGTTGGCCGACAATTATGAGGTTACGTCAGCACGTTGGATGTTTCAAGGAGTAGTTAATTTTCTTCGGATGGCATTTATGTGCATCCGAGAGTTCTTATTGACCAATCGCTATTTTGTGCTGGTACTTATAGCTTTACAGTTTGTATTTTATATACTTGCACACTTAGGCTATTCCACAACATCTGCGTTCGTGCCCGCTTTTTTTGATCTCTTAAGCTTTATAACTTATTTAATTGCTGGACTTATCACCTACACCCATGACTTCATTTACTATTTATTTACTTATCAAGTGGGTGGGGTTGTCCGAGCTGCTAGTGCACAAGGCGGAGCTGATTACCAGACCTTTACTGGGCTTTTGGTATCGTGTGCAACAATGTATCTGCTTTGTCGTGTTGTACGGTTTCTGATGCATAAATTTGAGTTTGTGGCTGAAAGCACTGTACGTTGGTATATATTGACCTTGATAATTCTCCAGTCAACCCTACCTCAATTGGTGCCGCTTGGCCACTCTATGGCTATCATATTCATAGCCCTTGCCTATGCATGCGATCTCGTGAATTTTCTTTTTGCTTTCGATATGGGAGGAATAGTTGGAGCTACCGATGTCCGCTTGAACATAACGCTTGACCGCATTGTCAATCAGCGCTACCAGACTCTGACTGGGTTGTTGGCATCATGTATAACTATGTATTTGTTGTGTCGTGCCATACGTTTTTTGATGTACAAGCTTAAGTTCTCTGTTGCTAACACCGTTATAACTAAGGTGCCGATGAGTTGCGCTAACAATGTCAATTACTTGGAAGCTTTGGGTGAGTTAGATCGAGACACTAAGTGGGCAATCAATATAGATGGTTGTGTCGAACATATTATGCCATTCCAACAATACGAGCGACTGCAATGTATTTGTGATAAAGTTGGAATTGAGGCTATAGCCCCTATAATACTACAAGCACCTCGACCAATCATATATCATATTTGTCCACTTAATAATTACTTGGCTGTTAAGCGTCAAGCAACTGCTGTAGTTTATCCAGATCCTAAATTGCTTGCTGAATTTCGTGTTTGGTTTGATACAATTTTTAATTCTGAGATCAAACCTTTGTTGAAGACATTTACTTATAGTTATGAAGCATGGTTTAATCATCTTAATGCTAAACAACAAAATGCGTTAAAAGTTGTTGACCAAACCAACCCTCGCTGTACTAACAAACACCAGATGTTTGTTAAGGTTGAGAAACAACTTTACGACATGGATAAACCACCTAAAAATCGATGTATTGTAGTACCCACCGAAGAGCATAAATATGTTATGGGACCAATTACATACGCACTTGAAAGCTATTTTTCGCACTTTTTTGGTTATTGTGGAGGTAAGAATTGGGAGCAGCTTGAAGCTATGTACAACACATTTGATGATTGTGGATACACACAAACAGTGCAATTAGATGGGTCTGGTTTTGATCGGACTCAGCACTCTGAGCTTAAAAAAATTGTAGATCAGCGTATTTACCAACATATAGCCAGTAAAGTTTATCATGTTGATAAAAAAATTTTCTTATATTATGCACTGATGGATTTGCGTGTTATACAAGTTAATGTTGCTGTCAAGGAACACGGGGTAAGCAGTTTTAAGAAATACGGGTCTATAACTCAGAAGGGTAAAGTATTTAGTGGTTCCACTGACACCACCTTGATGAACACACTAAGAATGGCACTTTATAATCGTTTTGTCGTTGAGTATGTGATGGGAATTAAGAAGAATACGTATGGGCTGCTCTGCAAAGGTGATGATGCTGCTTGCTTTTTATCACAACACGTCTCACGGTCTGCTATTGAAAAAGCTTATGCTGTCGTCTTTGCTGATAAGAAGCGTAAAGGTGAGTATGGCTTAGGACAGATTATGAAATATATCAATTTTGGAGGTATAGCAGATATTGATTTTTGCTCAACGTGGACTTATTATAACTTCACGGATAAAACATACAAAATAACACGGAATTTGTCTCGGTTTTTATCTTTGACAACTTGGTCGCGCAAAATCACCACATACACTGGCAAAGAACGCTTGTTTTACCGACATGCACTTAAGTTGAGTGCTGAGCGATGGTGTAAAGGCATACAGATATTTGATAGTTACAATAGCCATTTTGATGTTGATATAACTGGATTGACGCCTGTTGTTGTGAATGGCGCGCAGAAATCATATATTGATTATTTAGATAGTGATGCAAAGTGGTGTTATGAGGAGAAATGTAGTAGTCGGCCTAATTGTGATGCATCATTTGCATATATGCTGTTTCAGAAGTATGGATGGACGTATGATACGTACGTGTCAATTTGTGGTTCACTACGCAATAGTGATTTTATTGATGATTATCGTTTGGAGGATTTGTTTCAAATTTTCAACGCGTAGTCGGCATGAGCTAGTTGC